GACTTCTGCGCGGCCAGGTGGTCACCCACGGTGGGACGGCGCAGGGCAATATCGGCAATGGGGACGCCATCGTGCTCGATGGGAAAGTTGAGTTTGATGCGTTCAGCGGTGTTCATGGGTGGGCTCCTTGTTGTTCATCACGGCATTCATCACAAGCCAATCGCGGCACGAATGGCTTCCATCTGATCGGTACCGCCCACCTTTCGAACCAGGTTGATGGCATCGATCTCGATCAACTCTTCGTCGTCGATGGTCAGCTTGTAATAACTCGCCGCCACCGACACCTTGAGGGTGCTTTTGTCGCCAGGCTTCCAGGTGCCAGCATCGAGCTCTTTCCAGCCACCACGCAGATTGACGATGACGGGTTTCGCTTCCGAGCCCTGAGCCTGGATGGCACCCCGGATGGTGATTTGCGTCGCGGCGTTGTCGAGCAGGCCGAAGAGTTTGAAGACTTCCGGGTCGTGGTCGGCAATGGTCAGCTCGGCTTCGAGCTTCTCCATACCGAGGTCGATCTCGACCGGCAGATCCATGCCGCCGGCACGGTGCTCCTCGGTCTTCAAGGTGAGTTTGGGCAGTTGGATCTCGTCGATGCGTCCGGCGTAGCCGCGACCGTCGACAAAGAGGTTCATGTTCTTGAGAACCCGTGGCAGTTCGATGGCCATTACAGAATCTCCTCAAGGTAGTCATCGACCAGGTGCGAGCGGAAGATGATGTGCTCGGCCGGGTACGGCGGGGTGAAGTCGAAGTTGAAGTAGATCTTCCCGTCCTGGATGGACTGGGGCGAATTGAGGTCCGGGTCGGCCCAGCACTTGCCGCCGAGGATCGCGCCCTGGGCTTTGAGCTGCCGCAGGTAGGCATTCACGCCCTCGGTCACTTCCTCGACGTAGGTCTTGGTGATGTTGCGATCCACCGCCCAGAGGTGTGCTCTGAGCAACGACTCGTTGATCATGTCGGCGGTGCGCCGCACCGAAAGGAAGGCCCACTTGGGGTCCGAGGAACAGGTGCGGTTGCCCCACAGGCGGTAGCCATCCTCCTGGATGATGGTGGCCACCTCGTTCTCGTTGAGCAGGTTCGCCCGGGCATTGGGATCGCCGAGCGCGAAGTCCACCGGACGGTGGCTGCCGACGATGCCGTTGATGACATTGTTCGACGGCGACCACCAGAAACCCCGGTCGTTGTCGATCTTGGCAATCAGGCCGGCGACACGGGCCGAGGCGGGTTCGGTGACCACGGCGCCGTTCTTCATCACCTTGACGTGCGGATCGACCACGTAGATGCGCGGCGAGCCCCAGTCCTCGCGGTAATCGATGGCAGCAGCGTCGGTGGTGTTGGGGCCATCGGCGATGATCACCGCGCGCAGGCGTTCGGCAATGCCCAGCAGTTCCGCCACCACCGGGTTCGCCAGTTGGCGGAGGCTGTCGTCCGGGTCGGTGGGACGCTGATGCGTGAAACCGGGGGCGATCAGGATGCGTGGCGTGACCTTGGCCACTGACTGGGCCGCCAAGAGTGCCTGCAGGCCGAGGTACTGACCGGCCTCATCAACGCCACCGAGCACGTGGGTCTGTGTCTCGGCCTCGGTCGCCCCTTCGGCCACCCGGATCACGACCACCAGCGCACCGGCCTGATCGAAGATGCCGTCAATGGCCATCGGCAAGGTGCCGGTGGTACCCAGCTTGGCCGCCTCCAGGCGAGAGCCGGCAATCAGCACCGGGGTGTTCAGAGGAAAACTGTGCTCATCGGCATCCGGTGCGGTACCGACAAGCCCGATCACCGAAGATCGGACGGTGCGGATAGGACGAGGGCCGTTGTCGATTTCAACGACCTCGACCCCGTGAAGAAAGTGATCTGCCATGGGGACTCCAGAAGTAAAAAATCCGCCAGCGGCGGATCGGGTGAATGGGGGGTTGCAGTGCGGCAGGCTCAAGCGATGGGCTTGCCCTCATCGGGTTCGATGGCTTTCTCGCAATGATTCGGGTCGAGCCGATCCAGCAGCCGACAGAGCACACAGGCCCAGCGCTTGCCCTCGCGAGCAGCTTTCCCGGCGCGACTGGAGAGCGTCTCGTCCTCGTGCCCGCCGAAAGCGGCATTGGCCAGCTGGTCGTGGGCGACCGCCAGGGTCCAGGCGCGGCGACTGCCAGCCAGCGCTGCGGCCAGCATCCACAGGGACACAATCACCGCTGCGATCTGGCACAGCCCCCACAGCCCGAGCATTGACAGCCGGTGTTGGATTGCGGCCATCACTGCAGCACCTCCTGCACCCGGGCCTCGGTCAAGAGACCACTGGCGGCAAGCGCTTGCAGGCCGGCAATGGTTTGCGGGTCAGTGACATCGACGTTTTCGGCCAGTTTGAGTTTGTCGAGGAATACCTCAACCATGACCTCGGTCTTGGCAGCGGTGTAGACGGCGAGCAACTCCTCCATGGTGAAGCGGTTCATGAATGCGAGTCGGGTGATTGGTGTAGTAGGGGGCTGCCCCGAAGGGCTTGCATTCTCTGCTGCAGGCTCAGGCATGGCATAACTGCCGTCAGCCTGTTTGACCATCCCAGCTTGTACGCTGACAGCTGCTTTGGTCCATTTAAGGTCCGGATGAAACCGACCTTTGGGGTCGGTGTCGGTGGTCTCCACCACCAGGTCATTCTCGAGTCGAATCCAGTTGGGCATTTGTTTGTCTCTCCTTCATCACCATTCAATAGCCACGTAGCCGGGGCCGCCGCTACCACCGTTACCTCCGGTACCGCCGTAGTAGTTGCCATTACCGCCACCACCACCACCGTGGCCTCCATTGCCGCCCCTGGCGTTGTAACCACCACCTCCACCGCCTCCACCCAGGAAACCGCCTGCGCCGCCATGGGAGCTGCTATTTGAGGTGTAGCAATATCCGCCCGAGCCTCCGCCACCGGGACCGCCGTTGCCGCCCATCAAGGCGGTCGATTGACCCCAAACACCGGCAGCCCCTCCTCCGTTGCAGTTCAGTAGCCGTGGCGTGGCAAAGGAATAGGATTTCACCGTGAGCAGTCCCGCCGAGCCAGTCACTGCCGTATAGAACTTTGGCACCACACTGGCCGTACTGGAGAAATCGGCTAGATCGATACCGGCAGTCGAGTAGTGCGTCCCCCATAGGGGAGTCGCGAAGCTACCGTCGATAGCAGCTCCGCCATTACCGTAATTCAAGGTGGTGCTGGAATTGATCGAGGCCTGACCGGAATCGGTGCCGTGACCACCAGACCCGCCCGATCCACCGCCAGCACCCGAGATGGCGACATAGTTGGATGACGATTGCTGAGACCAATGAGTGGTGTTGCCACCTGGTCCGCCAATTCCACCACCCCCTGCGCCTGCGGCGGTGTAGTGGGATTGGAAGCCAACAGAACCGCCAGCGCCACCGTTACCCAGCCAAGACCCAGCGGCACCCCCACCGCCGCCACCGTGATTCTCCGCGCCCGATCCCCAGGAGCCGTAGCAACCACGACCACCGGTGCCACCAGTTCGGTTAAACAGTGTTCCTCCTGTGCCTGAGCCCCCAGCGCCACCACTGCTATAGCTGTTGCCGTGGCCATCTGCTCCTTGACCACCAGTGGCCGACAGCAGACCACCGACACTGGATGTCCCGCCGTTACCAGCCTTGGTGTTGTTGCTGCTCGATCCAGTGCCTCCAGCACCTACAGTGATGGCCAGCACCTGGCCCGGGGTGACGTCGTACTCGCCCATGGCAAAACCGCCACCCCCACCGCCGTTGCCGGCGTAGTAGGTGGTCTTAGAACAAGCACCGCCGCCACCCGCCCCGACCACAATGGCGCGGATACGCGAGACTCCGGCAGGTACTGTGAAAGCATGGCTGCCTGCCGAGGTGAATTCCTGATAGTTCTTGTATTGGCGTGGATCGACCGTGTCGGTACTCACACTGCGCAAAAATCGTCCCATTACGCCACCTCCTCGATGCCCCAGGCGTTGAAGGTCACGCTGGCCGCACTGGCCTGTACGACCACCTTCTGACCGGCAGCCAGAGACAGAGCGGTCCGCTCGAGCACCTCTGCGGCTGCCAGACTCACATCAAATTCGATGAATTCGCTCTCGGCCGGCGTACTTGACGCGGTGAGCGCTACACGCAGTTTGGCTGTAGCCGTTCCTTTGTTGCAGGCAGCGACATTGACCACCGCGCGGCGGCCAGTCGGCACTTCATAGAGGGTCGCCAGCGTGTTGGCGGCTGGCAGCGCCGTTCCCAGAATGGACATCGAGGAAGCTCCTTAGAGTTGGGCAAGGAAGAAGGTCTTGCGCCCCAGCACCAGTTGCTGGGTGACGCTGTTGGCAGCGGCTTGCGCCGTGGCCACGGCCTGGTTGGCCGCGCTTTGCGTGGCGGAGATCGCTTGATCGCGGCTGCTGGCGGTTTGCTGGATCGCGGTCTGGGCCGCCGCATTGACGGTGGCCACCGTGCTGGTCTCGGTCTGTGCCATCACGGCCAAAGCCGCGTTCTTGGTCTGGGTGACCGAGGATTCCGCTGCCGTCTTGGTGGCGGTGATCGCAGTCTCGGCTGCTGTCTTGTTGGCCGTGACGTTGGCAATAGCCACATCGGCGGCCGTGGCAATGGTGTCGAGCGTCGCCGACTCCACGGCGTTGGCGTGCGCCGACATCTCCGCCATCTTGATGTCGCCCATCTCCTCGACCTCGAGGACGGTGGCGCGACCACCGATGCGGTCGATAGCAGTACCGAGGTACGCGAGCTCTTCCGGGGTGGCGATCTCGGCGGCGGTTTCGATCTTGGCTTTGATCGCGCGCACCGCATCGCGCAGCAAGGGGTCTTTGGCCATGGGAATTCCTCTTAAAAACCGAACTGGTGAAACACCCGCAGTTGCTGGCGGTGCAGACGTTCGGTGAGTTGGTCTTGCCCCTGCTGTGAAGCCGCCTCCTGCGCGGCCACATCCGCATCGATGCGGGTGAGGGCCTCACGCAGGTTCAGGACGTCTTCAGACAGCAGGTGCTCGGGGTGCGGCAGCGGGTAGCCGCGCGGCGTGCGCTCCTGTGTCATCGCTCACCCCCATCAGGTGACGATGACGCGGAGATTCCGCACAAAGGGCCGGTGCTGCGGATTGCCGGACAGCGCCAGCTTCACGCGCGTGGTGCGGTCGGCACCGACGCCAACGAGGCTGGTGGCCTTGTAGGTACGTTCCACCCAGCCGTTGCCCACCTCCACGCCCGAAGACAAGGACAGCGCCTGGAAACTGCCCGGCGTGCCGGACTCCGCCTGCACCGAGACACTCGAGGTCCCTGGTGTCAGCGCATCGAATGTCACCGCCACGTTGAAGGTGGCGGCAGCCGGAATCGCCCGGGAAAGGTAGTCGCCTGCGGCCTCCAGCGTGCCGAACACCAGTTGCGTGCCCGGATACAGGATCGGGCTCGCGGTTTCGGTGCCAGTCAGCTTGGCCGAGACCGCGAGGTTGCCGGATAGCTTCTCGCTCAAGGCCAGCCCCCGGTCTTCCGACAAGGTGTAGATCCGCCCCTGGGCATCGGTCGCCAGAAACTGCACGTCGGTGCCGGCGGCCGGACGCTCGACGCCCGCAAGGGCCATCACATCCGACAGATTCGTCACGGTGTACTGGCCCAGCGAGACCGTCTTGCTCGTCTGCGAAAACCGGCAGCCCAGCAGCCGAAACGTCAGGTCCTGCGTCTGGTGCGGCGTCCAGGTGATGCCGTTGGAGGATGAGAGCAGCACACCGATCTGGTAGGGCTGAGCGGTGACCCAACCGGTGCGCGGGTCGTACTTGCCGAGCTCGGCCACCGACACGGCGTGGTTCGCATCGTCGGTGAGCACCACGATGGCGTACTCACGGTTGGCCTCGAGTGCCACCGGATCGAG